AGCGTTGTCGCCTGACACGCTCACGAGAGTGTTGGCGCTAATAGCGGAAGCGAAGTTAAAACTCCGGATTCCTAGGTCGTTTTGTGTTGCCATAAATTAGGTGGGATTAAAAGTTGAGTTGGTTGTTGTCGCGGGCCTCGATGTAGGCTTCGCGGTGGTTACGCATTGCGAAGCGGATAGCTTCGGTGCGGCTGCCGAGTTCCTCGGTCTTCTGGGTGATGACTGCTTTGAGGTCGAATTTTTCGACCGGTTTCTCTTCAGCTACAACCGAAGCCTTAACTGGTGCGGCTCCGAAGTTCGAGATGATCGAGTCAAGTTTTGCTTCGAGCTTGGAAATGACGCTGAGTTCAGCGGCCATTTCTTCCTTCATAGGCTCGGCGGCTGGCTCTTCGGCTGGCATTTCCATTTTGCTCTTGTAGTCGCCGAATGCGGTTTCGAGGGCTGCGAGACGAGAAACGATGTCGGCGATGCTGACCTCGTCCTCCTTTGGTTCGATTTCAATTGTTGCGTCTTCCATTTCTTTGAAAAATTTGTCAACTTGCTTTGCTGTGAATGAGAACAAGCCGGTCGCATTTGCGGCTGGTGTTTGAACGAGGTCTGCGCTGTAAAGCTCGGTGCAACTTGCGAAGGCGAGTCCCTCCACTTCGCGGATCGGGCCGCTGAAAGCGATACTGATGCCGAAGGTGTCCGGCAACTTGCTTGAAATCTCTAGGACATAGTCGCGCATAGGCGATGTTTCGAGAAGGTTGAGATCGCCCAAGAGTTGTTTCCCGACGATGCGGAAATTGTTCACGAATCCGACGATGTCTTTGATGCCTGCGCCGTGATCCAGGTTGACCTTGACGCCGCCCTTGTAGCTTTCGGCGCATTCTTTGACTTGCATCAAAGTTGTTTCGTCAACGTAGAGACCGTGGCCCTTCGCTTCGCCGATTGAAATGATTGATACGCCTTCGATGACATCCATGCGAAGGCGCGGATGTCAATTAGTCATCCATCAATGCCATCGCCGCCTGCGCCATCAAATAAACTTCAAGTTCGTTTTCTTCCTCGCATCCGATGACGTTGAACGTGCTGGAAATAGAAAGCCCTGCGCGACTCACTCCCGCATGGTTGCGACTACCGAGCACCGTTGTTTTTGCGCTGATCGAAAGCCCTGCCTCGCCAGCATTCGAGAAGCAAGACGAACCTACAATTTGAATGCGCGAACCGGCGCACGCTTCGACATTCGCGACCGAGAAAATAAGACGGTTTCCGCGAACTTTGACCGTTACCTTGCGCTCTTCGCGTCCTCGTCCTCCGCCACCAGGAAGATCGGTTGGAGAAATAGGGACAGGTGGAACAACTGAAACGTATAGCAAGCCCTGCACGCCGATTGATAGCGGCGTTGGGCTTGGCAATAAGCCCTGCGTTGCGATGAGCAGGGAAGCGAGCATCCGCTTAGACCCTTGTTACTACGGTGTTTGTTGTTCCGTCTCCGGTGATCGCTTGCGTGATCGCGCCCGATGTTCTGCTCGTAGGCGTGACCGTTAGCGCATTTGCAATGTCGAGGCCGTGGATTGCGTGAACCTCCGATGCCTTTGTTGAAATTGTAGAGAGTTGCGTATCGAGGTTAGCTGATGCCATGCCCAGAGCAGCGCGGACGTCGGCGGCGGTGAGTGTTGCCGTTCCTGTTGTGTTGTCCACGGGGACGCCGAAAGCCACGCTTGACGCCGATGGGATATATGCAACGCCCGTCAATGCTCCGCTTGCGTAGACGGTTCCGAAACGAACGTCTGTGATTGCGGCTTGGCCGAGCGAGTTGTCGGCGGTGAAGAAATCTGAATAGGTAGTCGATCCGTTTTTTGCTTGGCGAATTTTTGCAATGGAAGGCGTGGGATCGATGAGAAATTTTGTAGAGTAGACGGCGGCTGTGCCGTTTGCGCTGCCGATGAGCGAGCCGCTCACCTTGACGCTGGCGGCTGAGCTTGCCGATGCTAATCCATTTGCCGAGTTGGTCGCAGTGATGTCGCCTGTCGAGACAATAGTGCCTGTGCTGGCGTTGTTGAGTCCGATGCTGGTGCCGCTCCCGCCTGTCAGCGTGGTCGAGGTGGCAGTGACTGTTCCTGTGCTGGCGTTGTTGAGACCTGTTGCGCTTGCGCCGCTCCCGCCTATAACCGTGCTGGATGTGACGGTGATTGTACCTGTGCTGGCGTTGTTGAGGCCAAATGCGCCATTGCCACTTCCACCTGAAACCGTGCTGGAGGTGATGGTGATTGTACCTGTGCTGGCATTTCGTATTCCTTCGGCGAAGGAAGCACTTCCACCTGCAACCGCACTGGAGGTTATGGTGACCGTTCCGGTGCTATTGTTGTTAAGGCTGTACGAAATTGCAGCCCCTCCAGTTATCGTACCGGATGTGACAGTGACCGCCCCTGTGCTGTTATTATTGATACCAAATGCGAAACCGCCGCTTCCACTTGTGATCGTGCTGGCATTTGTAAATGCAACCGTGCCTGATGCTGACGTGGATTCGATTGCGTGCGCTCCGTTTGCCGTCGTTGTGCCTACAACCCTGCCGCCTGTCGCAACGATGCCGTCGAGAGTGAGCGTGCCGCTGGATGAAAATGCGATTGCGCGAGTGGATAGCGTAAATGCCGATCCTGTAGCGTGGCATCCTGCGAGCGTTGAGCTTGCGGCGGCGGAGACCGTCAAGCAGTTCGCAGAGCCTGCCTGTATGTATGCACCGGTGATATTGTAGCTTGCCGCGAGCGTGAAGCCCCCGCCTGTGGCGATGGTCAGCGGCGTGTTGACGTAGTTTAGCAACGCGCCCATTCTGCGAGCGGTTCCGGTGGTCGCTGTGCCTGCGTTCACGGCTTGGAAAATCTGCCCGACTGCCGATGTGATCGCGACTGCCGTTCCTGCATTTGTGCCGGGCGCGATGCAGTTTGCCGTGAGCGCAAAGTTCGTCGTGCCGACCGATACGACCATGTAAATCTGTCCCGGAATAAACGATCCGCTGGTGTCCACGGTTGAGCCTGTTAAGTCGATGGACTGATCAAGTGCTACCGTGAAGCTATTGGCGTAGACCGTATCGTTGAGCGTTGGCACTACGCCACCTGTCCAAGTTGCTGTCGCGCTCCAGTTCCCGCTTGCGGCTGCTTTGATGACGGCCATATTTTAAAGCCCTTCCGCGAAAATAAATTTTTGAATTGCGGCTGAAACTTCATCCACCGCAACGACTGCTGGTTGCGAAGCGGATGCAAGCGAACCGAAAAGAACCGTCCGATTGTTTTCTTGCGACTGCTCGACTTGGTCGCCTTCAAAGCGTGTAGGAGTGAGCGTCAATACAACGCTCGCGTCCTGCTGGTCTGGCGAGTTGTAGCGGCTCGCTGTTGCGAGCGTCATTGTGTAAAGATCGTAGGTCTTGCCGTCGATCACGATTGGGTTGGTTGGTTTCATATTTAAGCTAAAAGAATCAATGCGCTGGTTTCGGTTGGCTTGGGAAATTTGAGTTCAAACGCGCCGTCGTAGACGTGCCGCTCGGCTCCGAGGTTGAGAACGCACAAGGTTGCGTTGCCTTTACTGGCGTTGTAGATCATTGCGCCTCCTGCGGCAAATGTTGCAGATTTTAGGACAACATCATCAAATGTTATAAAGGCATTCTTGCCGATGATACCCGTGCGATGCCCCTTGAGTGCTACGCCTCCGGCGGTGTAGCCCATGCCTTTAATCTCGCCTTCGGTCGTGTAGGCTTTCGTGGTCGGCCCGATCTTTGCCGACGCGCTGTAAAGTGCGATCCGGTATTCGTCCCCAGGTTGGTGAACGCCGGTGATGAGTGCCTTTTTTGCTTCGAGTGCTATGCCGTGAGTTATCATTTATTTTTTCTCCCATTGTGCAGAGCATACGGCTACGCGCTGGCTCTCGTCTGGATATTCGCTCGCCATCGTTCCGCTCACCATGCAACGACTAATAAAGTCGTCTTGCTCTTCGTCCTTTTCTGGAGTCGGCATAACAAGCTCGTGTTTTGTTTCAAATCCGGTGATGCGTCCGAACGTGTCGCGAACGGCGAGCGAGACTTTCATCTGCTCGGGCTGCGAAGCCTGCATTCCTTTGACCTTGTCAGCGGCCCAAGTCTGTCCTGCGTCGCCGCCCCATAACGCCCATGCAATGCGGCCTGGGGACGGGAAGCCGTCCTCGCCTGGTTGAAAACCCTGTCCCTTTTTATCAACCTCGTGACGCGAGAAAAACGAGTGCATCCGCTTGACCGTGTCGTCGGATAAGTTCTTTCCGTTCGAGATGTCGCGAGCGCGTGCGACTCCGACGGCTGTTCCACCTCGGTTGTATTCTTCGCGCCACTTTAAGCCCTTTAGTGCCTCTTCTACCATGCCTTTGCTTGGTTTGTTCTCGTCTGCGAGATCAACTTGCTTGGGTTGCTCTTGTGGTGGCTCTGGTTTCGGCTCTTCTTGCACAATAGGTGCGGCAATAGGCGCGGCGGCTTGAATGGGAATGATAGAATCTGAAATATATTCGGACGGAATATCCATCTCGGCTCCGAGTGCAACGATCATCGCGGCTTCCTTCGCTCTTGCGCGAAGTGCTTCCTCATAATCCTCGCCCATATCGGAGTAAATCTGGCCGGCAGTCTTCAAGCCAGCTTTCCAAAGCTCGATGTCTGCGCGTGCTTCGCGTCCGTAATCAATCGAAACCTTGGCAGGCCAGCACCAGCGGCCATCGAGCAAGTATTCGGAATCTGGAATGAGTCCGCGAGATGCGGCGTCGAGAAGGATAACATTTTTGATGCGGTTTAAAAACTGACCTTCCAAGAGTCCACGCCACCGAAGAAATGTTCGCTCGGCCATCGCGGCCTCCATGCGTGCCATTGGCCCCGACTTGTCGGCGTCGAATGCGAAGCCGTAAGGCAAGCCGACTGCCATGCAAATGTGAGCCTGCACCAAGCGGATAAATTCCCCGAATGCTCCGGTCGGACGATCCGACTTGAACATTTCCATCTTCTCGCCTGCGGATAGATAATTGACCGTTCCTGGGTCGAGTGACTGAAGGCGTGCGACCTGTCCTTGGTCGTTCGTGTTGCCGCGTGCGAAATAGTCTCCAGCATCAGCGGCTCCGCTCTCGGTGGTTATCACGCCGGACTGATACGAAGCGTACTTGATCGCCTGCACTTCAGCTTTTATCGCTTCTTGCAAGTCGCGCGTTGCGTTTAACGCAGTAGCGAAAGCAGACCTCCCGCGATATTCATCAAGTCGCGCTGCGTCGAATAGGTGGATAAACTCTTTTGCAACAATATCAACAGGAGAAATATACTGGTTATTGATAGTGCGCGTGAAAATAGTGTATGAAACGGGTCTTCCATAGTCGTCAACATTTATTCCGCCAATGTATTTGTCGGTATCCGTGCGGTCGTAAGGCGATCCGATGCGGTCGGCTTCGACGCTTTGCAATTTCAAATCTTCTTTGTCGCGAACAATAATAAATCCACAATCGCCATCGCGAAGCATTGCGGTAACAGCAAGCTGCAACAGCGTTGTAAAATTATGACGGCCAAGAAAATCGCAGTCGTTGCACCATTTATTCCAATATCTTTCGATGGCGGTGTCCGCTTCGCGGTTGCCGGTGCGGGCTTGGTATGCGATGCGCCCCGAAACGTAGGTCGCAAATTTTAAAAGCAGAGAACGGACAGGCGGAAAATTGTCTGCGAGATCGCGAGCGGCGCGGATGAGCGCGAAGCGTTCGCGAGTTCCTGCCGTGTCTTCGCCACCGGATACTCCACGCGAGATGCCACGCTTTTCGCTCGTCAATGCGCTATCGAAACGTCCGAAGTTGCGCAACTTCGCCTGGTTGACCATGCGGTCAAGAGCGGCCTTGGGCGACACGAACGAAATGGCTTTTGTGATGATGTCTTGGGTCATGGTCGTTGCGTCGGGAAGGTCGGCGTGAAACGTCTTACCCTATTTCCGCTGGCGTTGTCAATAGCGGCTTGCAACTCTTTTATCGTCTGCGCGACTTCGGCAAGGTTGGCGCGAGTAAACGAGCGGCCTGCGATGCTATACGACGCGCCTGCAACGGCTATTGCCTTCAAGCAAGCCGTGAAATCGCCCTGCAATTCTTGCAGAGTTGCAAGCGGCAGGCCAAAAAATGATTTGTTCATCGCCATTCATTTGATGGCGATGTCAAAAAAATAACCCGCATTGGTGCGCTTCCATGGAGAGGCGTCGCGGGTGTTGTTAATTTTGCGGAAGTGTCAAAAGAAAAGGCGCGGGGATTGAACCCGCGCCGGTTGGGTTAGGCAGATGCCCGAAGCTCTTTTACTATATTTTTGAGTTCTGATTCCGTTCTAAAAATTAAAGAAAACCAAATTTCGCCGGTCACAGAGATGTTTTTTGATTGGATGATTGTAAGAATTTCGTGCCGTAGGGTTTCTTTGTTTTTGTTTGTTGTTTTCATTTTGTTTTTTCTTTTTAGGTTTTCTTCGTCGGGCTTCTTGCCTTTCGATGTTTCAAATATCTTCTCTTTTTTTATTTTTGAAAAGAAAAAAATTAAATTATTTTTCGCCCTTGTCGGAGCCGCTTAAAACCTAACTCTCCGCTCCTATCGGCAAAACGCCTGCGAGCATCGCGGACGCGAGCGCGATGCATTCGCAGTCCCAAAGATGGTTCGGACGTCCGCCGATGCGAACCCATCGCTGTTCGACTTGTTTGGTCTTTGAATTGGTCACGTCTTTCTTCATCTCGCTCAACATTTGTTTTCGGTAGTCATCCGAAACATCTCGCGCAACTTCCCATTTCGGCACGGCGTCAGCCTGGCGAAGTGAAGCGAGTTTGTCCTTGATGCCTTCGTTGCTAAAAAAGAAATACGCGCACTTCAGTCCATCCGATCCGGCTTGCGCTCCTTCGATTTTAGAAACAAAACGCCGAGTGCGCCGTCCGCCGTCGATGTGATAAAAGCCGTCCTGCCCAGATCCGTGCGAAGCCGTCCACCCACGCCGAGCGCATTGTTCGTAAACAAGCGGAGTATCGTAACCGGCATCAACAACAACGCACCTCGGCACTACGTCGAACTGCTGTTGAATGGCGTCGAGCGTCTCCCAAGTCAGCGGACGCGACTCATGCAGAAGCATAGAAGAGCCGTCCACTCGGAAGGCGCGGACGATGCACCAGAAGTGATCGCGTTGTTTATCCACGGTCATAAAGCGTCTGTGCTCGCCGTCGATCTTCTGCCCCTCCAGATACTCGGCCTTGGCGTAGTCGACTGTCGTTATCTCCGGCAGATCGCTTGTCACTTCGTCCTGCCAAGTCTGCGCCTTTCGCTTTTGAATAAATTGTTTGAGCGGCTCCAAGTTGCCAGATGACTTGGCTTCGTTGGCCTCGATCCACTCTTTCGCAATCGAGAACCACGGTATCCACCATACGGCGTAAGCCGGATACTCGAAGCTTCTGTGCCCTCGCACCGGATGCGGGTTGAGTGCGCGGTAAGTTGCAGTATTTGCAAGGTTGCGTCGAGTGCTGGCGTCGTCTTTGTATCGCGTTTCGCAATGCTCGCATTTCATAACGACCGAATCCTGCACCTTGTCCCACAATATGCCGCCCTTGTCGTCGCGCTCGGTCACATATTCGATCTGATCGAATAGGTATCTCTGCCAGTTCCCACAATGGGAACAAGTCCATCCCCACACTTCTCGCGTCCCGCTGTCCCATTCCGCGTCTGCCTCGTGCCCTGCGTCCCATCCCTGCGAGACTAAGAGCGTCTTTCGGTTCCATCTGTCGTGGTGTCGCGCCTTCAACTCTTTTATCATCCCGCTTTTCCACCGCCAGACCTCGTCACCGATGCAGTAGCGCATCGATTTTTCTTGAAGGTTCGTCATGTTCGCCCCGCCTGCGAAGAGAACCATATGTGGGAAAAGTATAGTCGTTTTTCTGAGGGAATGCCGATCTTCTGGGAATAGGTCTTTGACGGGCTGGCATTCGTTGAAGATCGGAAGCAGGCGAGATTCCGTCCAGTCCTTGACCATGTCGTCAGTCTGTCCCACGAAAAGCGTAGGCCCAGGCTTTTGAGCCACGATGAAGCAGGCGAGCGTTTCCATCATCGTTGTCTTGCCTCCTCCGGTCGGAGCGCGAAGAAATACCTGCGTGGTCTCGTCATCGCTTGCCGCAAGCAACGGCGCGTTGAGCCACGGCGCCACCGACGGATCGAAGCGCGAAGCGCGATCCGAGTTGGGAAAGCTGACGTGGTCGCTTGCCCAGTCTAAGATTGTTCCGTCGAACGCGAGCTTGATGCCGTCGCGGATTCCTTGTGCGAGTGGGTTCATTTTATTTGAAAATCGCAGGGACGGGGCGCGCTTCCCTTTTCAATATGCCGCCGCCCATTACCCATTTAAGGGAAGAGGGGCTTGTCACGGATGTCATACTGCCTGCTAAATTTTTCATACTCCACACAGCCCTTCGCACTCGTTGCCGAATGATTGCTCGTCGAGCCAGAGGGACAACTGCCCGCGCTCGATGTCGGTAGACAGATCGACTTGATCAAGTGGGACACAACTAGGGTGAAGAAACGGGATGCCGCGCATTCTCTCTGTCTTTGCCTTGACCTCTTGCAGGTCTTTTTCAAAACGAATAGCGCGTTGAAATTCCTCTGGCTCTTGATCGCGAAGTCGTCGCCACTCGTTGTCGGAGTGGAATGGGCAGTAAACGCAAGCTGAGCGAGGTGGCTTCGGATATCCGTGCGACTCCATCCACTTGAGGCAGTCGCGGCGACCCATGCGAAGCTCAACAAGCGGCCACCTGTGTTGCGACCACGCGACTCGGCTTGGCTTGATGCGTTGGATTTCATCCCACGAAATCCCGATCCATTGCGTGACGGTCACATTTTTTTGCCCACGCTTCACTTTCCCATGCAAGCGTGCAGCACGCTCAAGTTGCTCAACTTTGT